CGCCGCAGTGCCTATTACCATTAATTTTACCGAAGAGCAAGAGAACCGTAAGCGCGAAGCAGCAATGTCGCTGTTAGAGGCCAAAACTCGTCAGAGTATGTTGACCTTGCGCGATCAGATTAATACTTCTCTGTATTCTGCACAGACAGGTAAAGCTCCGTTAGGTTTCCAAGACATTATTGCTGATGCACCTGGAACTACTCCAACTACGTTGGGTGGTATCACGGTGGGTGGTAATACGTGGTGGAAGAATAAAACGGAAGATGCTTCTGGCGATACGTCATTTAAGACGATTACCGGAACAAACTTTTATGAAGGTATGATTCGTATGGCTAACCTTTGGAATGCAACGTCCGAAGGCAATGAACAGCCAACCAATATCTTCACGACAAATTCTATTTATGCTTCGTTTGAAGAGATATTTGAAGGCACTGGTTATCAGCGTCTTTCGGGTAACGATTCACCAGGTGTAGATGGTCGTTTGCCATCGTTCCGTGGTATTCCGGTGCAGTATGACCGTGACTGTGGATCGGGTCGTATGTATTTCTTCAATACCAATTACTTGAAGATGCACATGCAGTCAGGCATGAATTTTAGCAAGACTCCATTCCGCGAAAATTCAAATCAGTTGGCCAAGGTAGCCTTCATAACCGTTGGCCTGCAAGTAGTTACGAACAACCGTAGACGCCAGGGTGTTATTACTGGTATCAGTTAATAGTTAATTCCAAGGTTCAAGCCAATGAGCCTTTTGAGTCCGAAGAAAAGGACAAAGGAGAATGAACAATGAGTACAATACAAAACGCCAACTATGGGTTGGATCGAATCGGAGGAGATGGCGGTCAAAGCATCTACGAAGAATCGTCTACGCCAAAACATAGGCTTGGTGAAAAGTTAGAGTTATCCGATGGTCGTATCTTTCGGTATGCAAGTTTTGCGGCTGCAACAGGCGCAGGTCTTTTGGTTTCTCAGGATATAAGCGCAACGGCTATAGTTCCAACAGATGGCAAGCTCACCGCAGCATCCGCTGGTGCTACTGAGGTAACGTATACCGATTCGGGTACTGTTGGATCAGCTACGTTAGATCAGTATGCTGGTGGCTATCTTCATATTGAAGATGATGCAGGTAAAGGATTTACGTATCGTATCAAAAGCAATACGGCAGCAAGTAGCAATGCAATAACATTTACTTTGTATGACGGCTTGCAAGTGGCTGTAACTACTGCTACTGATGTGGCTGTTACTGGTAATCCTTACAGCCAAGTTCGCGCTGCCCTAGGAACTGCCGATTACATAATTTCTGGTGTTACGCCAATAGCGTTTACCGTAAATTATTATGGTTGGGTTCAGACTCGCGGTGTATCAACCGTGTTGAATGTTGGCGGTGCTGACATTGGAGAGGCATTAATGCTAGGCGATGCCACCGAAGGAGCAACGGAAATATTCGATGACGTTGCTGCTAATATGCATCCTATTGTTGGATTTGCATTGTATGCAACAACTGCCAGTGGTTACGGTGGAGTAATGTTACAGTTAGATTGATAAACATTTCGTGTGGCAGTGGGTAAAACTACTGCTGCACGTCTTTACAAAAGAAAGCAGAAAACAATGGCAAAACGTATGGCTCCGCAAAAACAACAAGAGCATACCCTGCCTGATGAGATCGCAGAAGTAACGTCCACTACACCTGTTGAGGCTCCAACAGCCAGTGTTACGCCAGATCAAATTGCTGACCTTATACTCAAGGGAAGCGATGAGACTAAAAATGCAATTCGTAAGGCGTTAGACTTGGACAAGACGCACACTCGTCAGCGCAAATCACCAATTACCAACAGCCAAGTGCGAAATCATGTTCGTGCTGTTGGTGAGGTCACTCACGAACCTGGCTTTGTGCCTGACCCTCCATCGCGCATTAAAGAGCGTGGTGAAGAAGCCGTTCGTATATGGACAGAACGCTGGTTGGACAATAATGGCGATAATCTGTCTGAATACGATCTCGATCAGTTAGCGGCTACGGCACATCAGTAAATGTCAGAAACTTTTGGACAGGTCAATGCAGCTTCATTTTTTGGAGACTCTGCGTTGATTGGAGTTGTAGAAGCAGATACCGTTAAAGCGGCTGAGTCGTTTACTCTTCCAAGTCTTACGACAACGGAACGGAACGCACTCACCGCTGTTAACGGAATGCTTATTTACAATTCTACGGACAACAAGTTTCAAGGCTACGAAGGCGGTTCCTGGGCTAACCTGATATAGAGTTAGCATGACAAATTTGCAGATCATTCAGATTGCCCTTAGAAGGGTTGGTCTAAATACGGGTAGTTCCACATTTAAAGATGGGGCGCGTGACTATTTAAACTTAGTCACTCAGGACATAGCCTCGCGTGAAAAATGGAACTGGCTATTTAAGTCTTCTACTTTTAGCACAACCAACGGCACTCGCACGTATTCGTTGGCCAGTGACGTAGTAGCTCCTCTTTCATTCCGTAATGTTACTGAAGACCATGTTATGCTCATCATGTCTACTCAAGACGTTGATGCGGCTGACCCTGACGCTTCTATAAATGGTGATCCTCGATGGGTTGCGATTGATGGCGTAGATGCAAGTGGTAACATCGAAGTTACGCTGTATCCAGAGCCAGACGGCACGGATACTATTGCCTATAGATATTATTCTTCTATACCCACGTTTACTGAATCTGAAGATAGCGACTCTATAAATCCGTATGTAGCACCTGTATGTCAGCCGGCACTCATACACGGCATCTCTGCATTATATAAACAAGAGAAGGGTGACGATCAGGGTGCATTGTCGGACAAGCAAGAGATGGAACGAGTTATTGCAATAGCAGGTCGGCAAAACCTTAATGTGCAAGGAAACAGGTCATATAGGATGCGTAGATCAGACGATCATATTTCTGGTAAGTTTAGCTTTCAGCCCACAGAAGGAAGTATAGGATAATGCCGATTGCAGCCGAATCGTTACGCCTTGGCCCTTGGAGAAGTGGGGTAAACTACAGCTTACCAGCTGAAGATATGCCACCGGACGGCCTGTTTGAAATGGAAAACTGCACCATAGGGTTGGCTGGCGAAGTGTCAAAGCGAAATGGATTTGCAAAGTTTAACAGTTCCGCAATGAACAGCGGTGCTACAGTAACTGCTTGTGGTCAGGTAGTGTTGGCTGGAACAGAAAAAGTCTTTGCCTTTGCAGGCAATAAGTTTTTTGACGTTACGGGTGGAACAGCAACAGACCGAACAGGCAGTGTGACTATAACGGCTGGTGATGACTATACATGGGATTGGGTGTTGGCCGGTAGCACATTGATCGCAGTAAACGGACAGGACACAGACGGCATCAAGTGGGAAGGTGGAACGGGTAACGCTGCAACACTCGATGATAGCTCACGATTTACAAAGCCCAAATGGGTTACTTTTTGGGAAAACAGGGCATGGGTTGGTAACATAAACGGAGCCGCAGATCGCATATGGAGAAGCGATGCAGGTGATATAGAAACCTGGGGTTCGTTAAGTTTTTTCTCATTAGGTTATGACATTACGGGGTTACGCCCATTTCAAAACTATTTATCTATTCACACAGAGCAGGGCATACACACACTTACGCCTACAGGTAATGCGACCATACCGTTTCAGCAACAACAACGCACACAACGTGGAACGATTGCAGGGAAAAGCATTGTAACGGTCCCTGGTGAGCGTCAATTGTTTGTAAGAGACGATGGTATATATCAATGGTCAGGTGGTGCATCTGTTGAAAAGGTTAGCTTTGCACTCGATGATAGGTATTGGCCTAACTTAAACAAAGCTCGATTGCCTTATTCGTTTGCATTGTATTATCCGGCACAGGAACAGGTTTGGTTCTTTTTGCCTTATGGTGATAGCACTCAGACAAGAATGAATAGTGTGGTTGTATATTCATATCGTTTGAATGCTTGGTTTGGCCCCTATAATGCATTTGAAAGAGATAGTGTAGCGTTAATTGATGACCTGCCACATGCTGGTGATTTTGCTGGTCGGATTAATAAACATGACAGCGGAACAAACGATGATGGAGCTGCTATTGAAGCGTATTTTGAAACGGCCTCCATTGCTCCTCGTGGTGATGCAGTATCATGTCGCTGGTTGTATAACAGGACATTGTTTGACAACAAAGGGGCGTTTGATCTTAGTATTTCGCAGATCGCTGCCGGTATTGTTTCCAACACAGAAACCATCACAATGGGCAATGTGGCCAGTTTGCTGGATAGTTCGTTTGTTTTGGATTCTTCATTATTAGAGTCGGATGTATCGGCATTAACTCAGGACTCAGATTTATCTGGTTACGATCCACGAACCATGCTTCGTTTTTCCAATTTTAATTTAAATGAACCTTTCACAGTTCGTCGCACAAATCTTCAATACAAGCCTATTGGAAATACACGCGAACGCAACACGGGTATAGAATAATGGCGGTAAGCTATAACGAGATGATGACAGGCGGTAGTCAGAAGAAGAAAAAGAAACAGCCTACAATGGCTCAAGCTCAAGGTGCTGGTGTTCAACAACCGCAGACATATGGTCAGCCGTCAATGGCTCAAGCACAAGGTCAACAAGATCCATTAGTGAGTGCAATCGCTGCCGGTAGTCAGGCTCAAAATCAACAGCCTACAATGGCACAAGCTCAAGGTGGAATACAGCCACAACCGCAACAGCCAACGATGCAACAGGCGCAAAGTGGAGCCACATTGCCTCCTCCTCCACCTCCTCCACCTCCGGCACCATCGATGGCTCAAGCGCAAGCACCATCTGCACTGCAACCTACAATGGCACAAGCGCAACAACAGCCAGTGGCTCAACCAGCTACAGGCGATCTTGGTAATATTAGAGCTAAAGCTGTAGCAAATGGTGAAGCAACTGAGCCTGTTACTTTTGGAAACTTACAGCTTACGCCAGAAAAAATTGCAGAGCTAAGTGCTATTGGACGAAATGCACCTGCTGTAGAGGATGCTACTGTCACTCTTCCTGATGGTAATACGGTAGATTTAGGATTTAATTATACGGACATTAGTCCAGACTTCGTAGACAATCTTCCTAAGATAAATCAAGAGCCTACTCAACCAATAAGCGAAACAGATTTTCTTATAAATGCTGTAGATAATGATCCTACTGGTATAAATAAAGTTTCTGAAATGCCCATAGTAGATCCTATACGACCAACTGGTATAGACGCTATTTCAGAGATGCCCATTACCAATCCTTTCAGAGGTACAGGAATAGATGAAATATCTGAGATGCCTATACCTAATCCTTCCAGGGGTACGGGTATAGATGAAATATCTGAAATGCCAATTGAAAGACCGTTTAGGCCGTCAGGCATTGATGAAATTTCGGAAATGCCGATTGATCCAATTGCAAAAGCGATAACACAAGGGCCATCTATGGCAGAGGCGCAAGCACCGACTACACCCACTGACGCATTAGGTGCTGGTGCGGATATGGCAGCCGCTCAGAATGTGGTTGAACCAGAAGCTGCACCAATGGCTGATACGTTAGAAGGTGCGTTACGTCAGCAATACATGGATCGAATCGGTGGAACGGACGATCCTATTTTAGCGTCTCAATTAGCCGATCAGCAGATGCGCCAGAACGAAGCGCGTAAGGCACTCGTTGAGCAATTGGGTCGATATGGTGTGTTGCGAGGTGGTGGTGATACAGCGGCTGCTCTAGCAAGAATGGGTGAAGGCGATGAACGTAACCGTTTAGCACTTGAAGCTCAAGCCGCACAACGCAGACAACAGGATTTACGTGATGCTCAAGGTTTTGATTTAGGCCAGCGCGGTATGGGCTTACAGGAACAGCAGTTAGAGTCGCAGTTGTTTGGTCAGGTCGGTGACCGTCAAACGCTAACGGGTGAAACCACACAAAGCGGATTAGACACGGAAAACCTACAACGCAGAATAGCTGAAGCTGGTCAGACCGGACTGTTTGATACAGGTGCAGCGAACATGGCTCCAGTACAGACTCAACAAGCAAGAGCATTAGGTAGCGAACTGGAAACGGCTGCATTAGGTCGTGATGCCACACGCGCAGGTTTGACGGGTGAGTTTGAAGACGATCAAACATTGGAAGCTGAACTGCGTAGGGCCGGCATGACCGGAGAGCTTGACGGTAGGGCTACAATAGCTGGAAGACAAGCTGACATGGATCGTGTAGGAGCTGCATTGGCTGCCATTGATCCTTCTTTAAAAGGCGTAGGTGATCCAATATTTGAAGCACTTACTGGAGAAATTGAATCAGATGAAAGAAGAAGAGCTTTTGACCAGATGATGTCAGAAGTAAATGAGGCTACTTCATATGATGACTTTTTCTATTTAGCAGATAAATATGGAGGTGATCCAAGATTTGCAACAGCCTTAGAAGATGCTTTTAAAAAGAAACAAGATTTAGAAAAAGAAGATGAAGAAAGAAACATGAACCCAAGACTACGCCAACAGCAAGCTGGAAAGTAAATAAAATTAAAGTTTTTTAAAAAAATAAAAGGAGATAAATATGCCTGGCCCATTAGGAATGCTGGCTATTAATACTGGAATTGGTTTAGGTCAAAATTTTTTAGCAAACAGAGCAAGAAAAAAACAAGATAAACTTGCAGAAGAACAAGCGGCAAGAAATAAATTGGTGCAGTCGTTTTCTCCATCTGCTCAACCCGTTGGAGGAGAAGCCGTGCAGCCTGTTGGTGGAATGGCCGAAGCGTTGTCTGATCCAATCACTAAACAGTTACTTGCTGAGTTAGCAGGCAAAGGGGTTGATGCTTTAAGTAACAATAATACGTTAGCTACGGGTGGAATGAATGACGCTGCAAGGGCTGCTATGCAAAAAAGTATGAAATTTGGAACCCCTGTAGGGGGTAGGCCGATGTTTGGTGGTTAACAAGAGAACAGGGAAAAAACAATGAGTAATGTTTTAAGTAGGTCAAACAACCCCACAGGCATACGCCTTCCAAAAAGCAAGGCTGCACGATACTATTCGCCTGATAACCCGGCATTTGCATTTGGCGAATCTACGGTTGTTGGCAATACGCCAGGCGGTTTTGTTGAGTTTGGAGATGACAGGTCGGGCGTTCAAGCGGCACTTCACGACTATGGCGTAAAAAAAAATAAGGGGTTTACGCTTGGTCAATTTATAGAAGCGCATACAAGTGGTGATTCTACAGGTATTGCTAACCACAAAATTAACATACCGGCAATACTTAAAAGAGATGGTATAGAAGCAGATTTAACTACTCTTGTGGCTGATATACCTACTGATGCTTTTATGGATGCACTTACGCTTAGTGAAGGTGGCCTTCAAAATCAAGAACAATTTAAGCCTGTTTTTGCTGACGTTTTAGCTGACACTGCAAGCGTCAATGATCCTTTAGTGAAAAATTTAACTACGCGACCTACGCCACCTGCGACAAATGAGCAAACTATGCAAATGCCTAAATTTATACCTGCTGAAGAGTTGGCTAAGATGACTCCGGCAGAACGCATACAATACCGCAAAGACAGATTACGCGCTGCTGGAGCCGGAGCAGATTTGCAAGACACGATTACGGGCCAAACTGACGACAAATTAACGGCGCGTATCTTGGAACAGGATAAACAAGTTACACCTACAGTTGGTCAGCCTACGTCACCTGTTACGGATGAATTGCCACCACGTTCTGAGGTTCCAGAATTGCCTTTAGGATCTATCGACAAGGTGGAAGTTAAACCGGTAGATATAGAAATTCCGGAAAACACTATAGAGAACAAATTAATTAAAACTGATGCGAAACGTGGAGATGAAGAAGCAGTTGCGGTTCCAACTTTTACAGATGAAGAAGAGGTAGAACAACCTCAACAGTCTATGCTGGCTCGTCTTGGCAAAGCAGTTAGAGACAACCCCGAAATGGCACTGGCCGGAACACGTTCTATTGGCAGTTTATTAGCCGCCATTGGTCAGGGTCGCGGTCAGCGTAAAGAAGATGAGCGCGTAAGGCAAGCCACTGGCAAATCGAATTTTATAAACGCTTTAACAAGTGGAAGAGTCACACCGGGCGTAAGTAAAGAACAGCCTGATATTGGATTGTTAGGTCGTATTGGTCAAGGACTTGCCGTAGCTGGTGAAACTGGCATGGAAGCGCTTAAACAGAGAGATGTACAACAGTTAAAACAAGACGAGTTGACAAGGAAGGTACGTAGAGATGCGGTGATGTCTGCCCGTACTGCTGCTTTAAACAATTTAACTGCTGAACAAATAAATAAGTCAATATTTGATGCCACAATGGATATGAGTGAAGCGGAAAAAAGAGAGTATGAAAGATATTTTCGCAGAGGTTTAGATCAACAAGGTTTTGATTTAGACCTTGCAAAATTTGAGTTGTCACAAAAAGCGTTGGATTGGAAAAACATCTGGGAAAACGCTGATTTACAAGCAGAACAGTGGGGCCAAAGACGTAAGGACGAATTCTTTAAGCTAAGTGTTGAGGATAAAAACAGAGCATACGAGTTGTCAAAAGAGAGATTAAATCTGGATAAGACCAAAACTGATGCCTATGTCAAAAAAGCCGATGCGTATGTGCAAAAATTGCAAAACGAAGCCGATGAAGCGTTAAAGGCAGTGTATGGTGATCGGTATGAAAACTTTAGAGATGTAGTGACAGAAGCCAATAAGGAGATAAGCGGATTCCTGGCCGATGAACGAGGAACTTTAAAGATATATACAGGACTCACTGCCGCTTTTGAAGATTTTGATGATAATCCAAATGCAGCAAACAGTACTGCCATCTTTAACTTTTATCAACAGATGATTGATGCTGCAACCGTACGAGAAGGTGACCTCAACTTA